CGAAAGAAAGGCTGAACTTAAATCAACTCAACTCTTAGTCTGAGTCAGTAGCAGTAACTACCAGCGCATTGCTGATGTCAACAACAGTGCCAGAGTTAGAACTTACTAGGTAAATACCAGCTGCCAAAGTGCCACCAGTAGATGTGTTAGCAACAATTAAGTCACCAACTTGAACATCACCAGCCACATCATTAAAGTAACCTGATGTGTCTATAGTAGCAGTAGTGTCAGTAGTAGAGTAGCCCCACATTGCAGGAATACTAGAGTTAGCCGAAGTCGTTAAACGACCAAAATTATCTTTATTAAAAGCCATTTTATTCTCCTATTATTCAGTGATTTCTACTTTAACAATACCAGTGCTATCAATAGTAGCAGCGCCAGCTTTGTATTTACCTAGAGATAACCATGAAGTTTTCTCAGGGATGTAGTTCACTTCTGTTGAAATGTCCATACCAATAGCACAACCGATAGCGGACTTATGGAAAGCATAACAATCACGAGTTGTAGAGGTTTTAGACAAACCACCTTCAGAACGAGTCTCCATCATAATAATGTTGAAGCCCATGAAAGTATTGATCTCACCTGACATTAAAGCACGAACAGTAGCATAATCTGCCGAAGTTGCTTGCTCAACATTAAGTAAGTCTGAGATACCTTCTGCTGAAGTCAATAGAAAACGATCATTCATAGGAACGCCATTGTCATTAAGGGCTTCTGAAGCTGAGGTAATCTTAGCTAGATTTAAACCTGTTGAACCATGCACAATAGTCTCTCCAGCTGTTAAAGCATCGATAACTAATTGATCTGATCTGCGACCCATTGCGCCAGCAATAGTCTGTGCTAACTCTCTGCGCTCATCGAAGTTTACTTCGGCAGCATCAAAGATGTCAGTGTACTCACCTGCAACCCAGTTGCCAAGAGTAACAGGAACTTTGGTGTGTGAAATATCCATAGGTGTTACGTCAGTTTGACTAGCTTTTTGATTAGCTAAACCTTTACCCATAGTACGAAAGTTATAAGTATCACCTACAACACCTGTTCTCATACGAACAGCATTACGCAGTTTACCTGCGGTTTGAAATGCGTGCTTTACTTCTGCATCGAACTGAGCTGAAGCTGCACTACTTAGATTGATAGACATAATGTCTTCTCCTTATGAATTAAAAAATTAATCTTACTTTTTTTCGATTCAAGTGACCTATATGGGTTGAATCTAGCGCTTACTAGGCACTTAAATTACTCATACAGGCCGAGAAGATCGGGTGTCTGCGATTCGATTATAACAATAAAACATAGTTAAATGTAATTTATTTATTGCTTAACTGTTTTAGATGCTCCGGTTCCATAAAAGTCTTTAAATTTAGCCTCTACTTCTGCTCTATATGAAGCGGAACTCTCATACCTCTCATCAGCAATAAGTTCATACAAAGCTTCTTTGGTTACTGAATTAACTGATTGAGCTGTATCAGGTGCTGAAACTTGAGTCTCTCTAGAAAATGACTTCATTCTTTCTAACAGTTGAAAACCTTCTGCTGTAGTTGCCATTGATTGTAGCGTCTCAAATTCATTAGCGTCAAGATTGCCTTTTCCCCATTGAACCATGTCTGTGATTCTTTGACCTGCGTCTGGTCCGAGGCGCTTCATCTCTGCTTCCATGTCTGGCTGTTCGCCTGCCATGCCATTTAGATACACACCAAGCAACTCACTATGCGCGTCTTGTGATAACCCCGCCGCTTGTGCCCATTCATTAAAGTTTTCCATTAAAGCATCACCTTCGGGGATCTCCACATTCATACCTTCAGGGATTACTGTCTCATATCCATCTTTAGGAGCACCTGTGAAAGAGCCTAGCTTAGATTCTAAACCATTGTATGCTTGTGCTTGATCTGCAATAGTAGCATATTTACCAGCTTTAAACCAATCTGGTGCTTCTCCCTGTCCTACTACGCCTTCTGATAAATACCATGCGGTATCATCTACTGGTGCTTCTATAGTTCCTGTTGCTCCTTCTTCTGTTGTTGTTTCTGGTGCTGCTACCTCAGATAATAATGTTTCTTCTTCCATAATAACTAATCTCCACGATTGTTGTATTTACCACTCTTTTGCCTCAATATGCAAGACTTAAACATCCTTACAACTGAGTTCTGACCCTCACGATAATAACCCTGACCTTCTGCTTGCCCAGGAACGCATACCGCTGATTTAATGTATCTCTCGTCTAGCCATTCAAGCACCTTCTTGCCGTCTTTCGCCTGGAACACTTTTGCGATTAATGCATCAAAATCTTTCTGGTTATCTATCATTGACCTCCCATTGCTTGCATTGCTGCTTCAGGATTCTGCATCGCTGCTTCTGCCATCTGTTGTTGCTGTGCTTGTGCTTGCATCTGTTGCTTAATCTCTTCTCTAGCTTCAGCATCTCTAATCAATGACTTATCAACACCTAATAGTTTAGCAATATGTTCAGGGAAAGCTTCAAGATCTAAACCTATCTGCATTGCCTCTGGGCCTACCATGCTTGCAAACTGTACGAACTGTGCAAGTTTATTAACTTCATCCATATCTTGCTGTTGAGCAAGTGGCGAAATAACTTTAATCTCTACAACTTGGCCACCAACCTTAATAGGGGCAACCTTCTTAGCTTTCTCAAGGATATAGTAAGCACGTTTAATTAGCTTATTAATAAACTCAATCTGTAATCTGCCGAACGATGATCCAATGTCTGACATTAGTTCTTGTTGTCTAATGCCGATCTCTGTTGCTGACTTAGTTGGACCTCCTACTGGGCCTAGTTGATCATGATATAAAGCTTTACGGATGTTATCCCTTAGATCCCCAAGGATTAACTCTGATATATTAAAATTACCGCCTGATACTAACGGCTGCAATGAACCTTGCTGCCCTACTGGTACAACAGAACCAGGCGCAATACTAATAGTCCAGGGGTTTAGTACCCCATCATCCACTGCTGTGTAAACACCCGCAATTTCTTTCTCAGCGTTCTTTAATACAAACTTAACAACTTCATTAGCTGTCTTGATGTCTGGTAATGCTGTCATGATAGGGCCTCTACCATAGCGCTCCCCTGCTACCTTAGACCATCTAAACACAATCCAAGGACTCTGCTCAAAGTAATCTTCAAACACAACATGTTTAGTAGAAGCTTCAATAACTACAAATGAGTATTGCTTGTCTTTATCATCCCAGATAGTAGCTTCAATAATATGAACCAACTGATCAGGTTTCTCTTGCATCATCTTCTTAACCGCTTCTGATGCTTTACCTTTTGGCCAAATACGTTCAATATCTCTAGCCGCCACTGAGTGGTCTCTAAATACATTCTCAACTGTGCCACCAGGCCCATCTTCAATAATAAGTTGTTTCAGCGGAACAGCTTTGAATCTTAATAGATCCTCACCTTCACCTTCTTCTAATAGAAGCGCCCCTGTGCCTACAGCAAGATCAAGGAATGCTTCATTAGCTTCTGTGGCTAAATTAGAGTTGTTGATATAAGAGAATAGCGTGTCTGATTCTTTCTCTAGTTGCTTATCAATCTTAGTCTGTTGATCCTTTGGGACTGCCGAGCCTGCTGATAACTTAGCCCACTTCTTAAATGGGGGAACTAATGTTGACTGTAGTCTTGATGCAAATCTTTGAGTAGCAATCAATGCTGTGGAGTCATAGATCCTTGTATTCTTTCTCGTGCCAGGGCTGTGCTGATTAAATACTTCACGTTGTGGCAGTGCGTATTCATAGCACTCTTTCCAGTGTTCTTCCCATGATATCCTATGCGCTTTAGCTGTCTCATATCTTTTAACGATAGAGGCTACCGCTTGATTACTCTTGCTGTATTTTGGCATGTTTACCTTTTAATTGTTTACATCAAGTAAGGTACGCTCTTTAACGCCTTTTCTTACTTTTCTAGCTGCTCCTGCTGCAGCTTTAATAACCCCAACTCCTCCGCCAGACTTATGATAACCCTTAATGACTGCCGCACCTGCTGGCGTACCATTACTTGCTAATTTCTTTACAGCGTCTCTGCTTTTTTTAAATGCAAACCCCATAATCTTAACCTAGTTTATTAGATTTAATACCTTCCTCTTTGTCAGAGAAAAGTAATGATCTGCCGCGTCTACGTCTGATACCAGATGAACTTCTCTTTGCTTTAGCAAACTCTTCTTTACGTGTCTCACGATCCCTAAGGGCTTCTGCTTTAACTTGAGATGCGCTTGGTGGTGGTGCTTTCGGTGAACTGAATAATCCGCCCATAATCTTTCCCCTGTAAATAATTATATAGTTGTCTTGGTGTAATCACCCAAAAGGCTTTGACACCAATTAGATGTTTTATTATATTAACGCATGTCGTAATGCCTCGGAAAATAAATTTGTTTTCCCGGCTTTTACGAACATATATCACTTTATGAGCTAATTCTAGCATCAATTGCGGTACGTTGTCTTGATCCCCATAGGGCATAACTTGTATTTCTAGCCAACAACCTAACGGGTCTACCATGACCCAATTGAATCCATCCCACCTAATAGCAAAACAATGTCTGTACCCTGGCGACGTTCCAATGTCCCACCAGTAAAACTTACCGTGGTCTACAAATACAACAAACCAATCAATCTCATTCTCTACTAACTCAGTCATTAAGCCAAGATGTATTAGCCATCGGTTGCCCTTTACCTGCTTCTGGCCTATTCTCTCTGAATGCAATAGCAAAGTAACGGAATGCGTCTGCGAAATGCGACGACCAATCGTGAAGAGGATGTGGTTTGTACACACCTTTCTTCTCATCAAACTCTTTGCGATATCGTTTCAAAGCATTAAGGCCTTCTTTAGTTCCTGTCTTCTCAAAGTAACACTTCGGTAGTATTGCTCTAGCTGCGTGTATGCCATCCTCAACTGATAGTCTTGGCACTACAAGAAAGTTAATACCAAGCTTGCGCGCCGTCTCTAATCTTGACTTGCCTGTACCTAACTCTCTAACAGCTATGTCGTGTGGCGCATAGTGTCTACCCATTACCGCTTGATTCTTCACCCTCCAATCATGTAAGTAGTTAATATAAAACTGTAACCCTTCACCTTGATTCTCATAAGCATAAACAAGGCGCAACTCTTTGCCTACTTGCTGCACAAACCATATAGAAGTAGCATCTGCAACA